AGATAAAACCGGAGCGCTATATAGTGGCTAGAAGAAAGAAACCAGAAGACGAAACTGCGGAGCAGGAACGTCAGCGAAAGATTTTTGAATCGATTTCAAACTTCTCTGATCGAAGTGAGAAGACATCGTGGAATCGTAAGATGGATAATATGGTCAAGCTGCTTGCACAGCTTCGCCCAATCGAAGAGAAGATTCTTGAACTACAAGCAGATAAGATGCCTATCTTTGATGATGTACAGGCTCTTCGCGAAACGATGGTTAAGGAGTGCGTACACCCATATCCACATCTGACATTGTTCGAAGATCATGTCGTCTGTAAGTTCTGCAATAAGAAGATCAGGATTCCAGATGAGCACGCAGAAGTACAAACTTAACATATTTGACGTACTAGGTAAGCTAAGCAACGGCAATGCTGCCTTCTATGACAAACTAACCGAAGAGGAAGAGAAGGCGTTACAACCTCTCGTCGTTATGCGGTGGTTAACTGGTGCTGATGATGCACGTCAAGTATACTTTCTAAATGAACTTGTCAACCCTCTCGTATTCCCTCTGACTAATCACAAGAAGCTGCTCGTACAGTTGATGTCCATATGCACGTCTGGACGGACTAAGCGGTACAAGTGGACAAAGGCAAAATCAAAGAAGACATCCAAAGCATCAGCGTGTGTGTCGGTGATCAAAGATTATTTCGAATACAACACTCGACACGCAACTGAAGCGTTACCGCTGCTCGACGATGAAACCATTTTGTTCTATGCTGATGAGCTTGGTCGTCAGCCAGATGAAATTAGAGCAATCAAAAAAGAACTGAAATCTCGATGAAAGAAAAACGATTTGAATGTAAATTCTGCAAAACGAAGTTCGCAATCGAACAACGTTTCATTAATCATCGATGCAAGCAGATGATTCGTGACGAAGAATTTCGAACACCTGAAGGACAAGCCGCTTGGTTGTTTTATCAGAAGTGGTTCAAGGCGTATCGTCGTATCGTTCCGAAGGCGAGTGCATTCCTCCATTCAAAATTCTACAACTCATTCATTCGATTTGCACACTTTTCAAGAAAGGTCAAGCTTCCGGATGTTGATATGTACATCTGGGTGATGAGAGACAAAGACATCTCCCCTACGATCTGGACTAATGATCAGGTGTATTCGTTGTACTTAGAATTCATGGATCGTAAAGCACCACCAGCAAAACAGGCCGAAATCACAGTTAACACCCTATTTGAATTGGCAGAAGATTACAAATGTGATGTGTCTGACGTCTTTGAGCATATGCAACCAAATGAATTGATCCATCTTCTCCGGCAGCGCCGTCTGTCACCTTGGATCTTGTTACAAAGTGATAAATTCAAGCAATTCTTTGTTAATCAGGTAAGTACAGAAGAACGAATTATCATGGAATCGATAATTCGCCCAGCATACTGGGGCAAGAAGTTCCAAGAATGCGCGGCAGACGTAGAGAGAATGAAACTCTATGTAGCCGAGCTCTCCCTATAAATACACCACAACGAATGGTATAAATAGTGCGCACCTTGTAAGTGCGCAGTATTGGCGAACATAATTATTGGGAGAAGATCCAAATGGCCACAGTTTATCAGATTAAGTATACGGATGGAATCCGAACAATTACCATCCAGCCCGGCACATTAAATGGGCCTGGCGGCGTTCTGTCGGATTCAGATCTTCAACTCTACGGACAAGGCACGCTTGCATGGGGTGCTGGTGTTGATCAAAACCTCCTCCGCTTAATCGAAAACTTTGCATGTCCTGAGAGCATATTGGTTCCAGGCGAACCAATGGGTGATGCAGAAATCGGTGTTGTTGGTGCTGGCATTAACAATCCAAACGAAGGCCAACAGTGGTTCAACACAGATGATCAAAAACTATATTTTTACGACGGTTCTATCTGGGTTTCTGGAGGAACTGTAGTTTCAGGTGGAGCAGCAGCTGAACCGATTGCACCAGTTCTTGGTACGCTCTGGTACGATACAGACATTCCACAGCTAAAAGTGTACGATGGTGTTGCTTTTGAATCGACCGCTGAACGCTACGTACTGAAAGCCGGCGACGATATGACCGGCAACCTCACGATGAACGGAGGCGTAGGTGTCTCTGAAGTTATTGGACTGCCGGCGACACCTTCCGCAACCGCAGCCGCTTCAAAGGAATATGTCGATACGCAGATCGCTGCTCTGAGTGGCTCTGCAACTCTCGACTTTGTTGACGCTGTTGGTGATACGATGACTGGTAACTTAGAAATCGCCAAGTCAACTCCAGAACTTCAATTGAATGCGACCGATGGTACCTCCGACGCAAAGGTTGAGTTTCAAAACATCGGTGTGATATCTGGTGACGTGACGTTAGATCTAACATCAAACGATCTTCGCATTCGCAGACGCCCAGCCGGATCAACGGACAATGAGATTCGAATGCGCAGCTCGTACATCGATACTACAGCAACTGCCAACGGTAAGATTCGAACACCTGCCACATCCGGCGGTGACAACTCACTCACTGTAACAACGAAAGGATACGTTGATGGTGAAATTGCATCTGCAACTGCAAACGGCGCAACAATTTATAGCTCGTTGGTATCATCCAACGTTGCTGGTGATATCGCCGTGACGGGTGGTAAAATTTACATAGCCCTTGCTACAAACAACTGGAAGCAAGTATGGCCAGCTGTTTACTCATAATGGTGGTTGCTTAATGCCTCAGGTTCAAAGAAACACAACAGGGATGAAAACCATCAACCAGTCTTCACTTCAGAGCTTGATTACCACTCTGAAAAATACTATAGTGGTTGGTGCGGGCATTACCGCTTCTGATGTTAATCAGGTCATCGCAGCATATAATACGTGGCGCCAACACACCCACAAAGCAGATGATTTAAGGGGTGTAGACACATACGGGAATGTGGGGTTTTACGGAGGCGGTACGTGGGCTGCTGATCCATCAAGCTCAGCTGCAAAGAACACTGGTGGTACTCTTTTTCCAAACAATGGCTTTTTGAACGCCGTTAATGATCAGGTTGATGATACCGATGTTAACAGCTTTATTGCAAGTATAAATAACATCAGATCTCACAAACACACAATATTTGACACAACTTCATAAGAGAATGGAATGGGAACAGAAGATTTAAGCACAGTAGGGCCAACAGCAGAACCGGCGGTATCAACAAAGTCGGGCTCTGGAGGTGCGTCTGGCTCACGACCTGTGTCCGAGCAAATCGACCGTGCAACGTATAAAAATATGTTGGACATTTTAGATGAGCTAACCAACCACACCCACATCTTTTTTGATGATTACAGTACTGCATGTAACTGTAACTGTAACTGTAATTGCACAAGAGGAATTTTGTAATGAAGCAACTAGTATTATTGAAAGAAGGAGAGTATCGTGCTAACGTCTTCTCAGATCTGGTAGAATGTATTAACAACATGGAAACCAGTGAGTTGGACCGCGAGAAGATAAACTTCTTTGCTCGTACAGACTTCTCTTACCGTTTACACGCAAACCGATCAGGACTTGGTGGTGGAGCACTTGCACTGACAACATATCTTGCCGATCCTACCAGTTCAGATCAGGAACCTCAAGCTTTCCGGGCAATTGATGTTGAGAAGATGCGGGCAGCACTCGACACCTACCCATTTGTGTTGTTTACTACTCTTGCAGAAGATTACAATGTAGATGATTCGGATGTGCTGATTAAGGGAATTTACATTGTTCGAGATATTGATGGCCATCTTATCAATTACGATACGGGCGAACCAATATTTCCAGAGGGCAACGATGGTGTGAATTCAATTGCAAAGGATGCAATTTCATTCTTTGGAATGGTCAAAATGAAGGACATGCCAATCTATTATTTGATTGTTGATTCAAGCCTCGTTCACATTGGTGATGGTTTTGATTTCCACGATGAAACGTATGATGTTGTATTCCGAAAGGTCACCGATCACGATGGAACGGTAAAAGAGAATATCTTTGTTCCTTCGTTTAGTGATGGAGTTACTCAGATTGGTAAACAGGATCTCTTCTGCACAGAATCTGAAATGACAATCAAATTCTTCGATGATGAAAAGGGTGTGATTAAGTCTAACAACCTTACTGACCTGCTACCAGATCTCGACTTCACAATCGAATCAAACTTCGATCATGTGGTAGCGGACAACGGCGTTACTCTGACACTCGACTACAACGAGCTTGACACTGGGTATGTGAGAATCAAATTTAATTTGGGTCACTTTTTCGACAACGCACAACGCAAAGAAGACCCTTGTTTTGAATTTGTGATACACAAAATCTAACTGTCTCTTGTGTGGACGCGCCACCACGTGAGGTGGTATAATAACAACACTACACATGAGATTTTAGATGAAGCAAGAGATCACTTTTTATCGCAAACTGACCGCAGACCAGCGTAGCAGAATCAAAAGCCACGAGCCGACCGTCATTGTAAATGAAGACGGCTCGTTTGAAGTGCAGTCAGAACAAATCATTACCCCAAAAGGTCGTAAGAAATTTGACAAGAAACTTACGATCGTTCCTTCTGAAGAAGAACGGGTGGTTGATCTTGAACATGTGGTTGACTACTTCGATGACCTCCAACACGTTAATCTAATTGTCACCAACGCTTGTAATCTCAGTTGTTCATACTGCTACGAGCAGCACAACACCGACTTTGGCCAATTCAATCCTGAATCCTTGAAAGAGATTTACGACTTCCAACTTAATTGTAATGACAAAGACGGAAAGCTATTTCAATTCTTCGGTGGCGAACCACTGATTCACAAAGAGTTAATCCTTGCATTTTGTAAGCAATATGCTGATGAATTGGAAGCGAATCAACACCGCATTAAGGTTAGTATGATCACCAACGGCATACTACTGACTCCCGAATTCATCAAAGAATATTTCAGCTACTCGTTCACAAACATGAGCATCAGTCTGGACACGATTGACTCTGCAGTCGATCACCGAGAAATCGGACAAGATAGAATCAATGTTCTTCTTGATATGATTGAATTGATTCCAGCCTATCACAAAGACCACCACATGATCAGTATTCGATGTACGCTTGCGATTGAGAATGCACCTCAACTAATGACGTTTGCAGAAGAGTTATACAAGCGTGGTATGAGAGCAATGGTCGTGCATCCACTGACAATGAGTTCCGTTCACGGCTTTATGAACTGGCCTGAAGACATCTGGACAAACCTCCACAACGATATCATTCATATCATCGAAACGTATCCAAACTTTTCTGTTCAATTCTCAGAGGGTGTGGGTGTTAAAGGTGGGAGTAACTGTATGGTTGGCTCCGACATGATTGCTGTTGATGGTACTGGCGATTACTCCGGTTGCTACTTCTTCACAAACCAGAAAACAAAAGCTGCAAGTACAATCCTCGGAAACCTGTTGCACAAGAAGGTGTACGTTGATCGATATGCAAACTTCCAAACTAACTATGACAAAATGTTCGTTACACACGAGCAATGTAAGACGTGTGATCTAAAAGGATTCTGTTATCAATGCCCTGCAGGTAATATGGACTCAGGTGATGGTAGTTTATTCCGCCCAGATGAAATGTGTCAAAAGATCGTTCGACTATTCATCGATCTGCAAAATGATATCGTGAAAAAAGCGTTCGCGTCGAAGCTAACTGGAATTGTCACCGCTGTTAAAGAAGACGGTGAAGAGTTTGTGTTTGCAAAGGCCGCAACTCACCTCTTATACAAATACGTCACCGGGCACCACATAGTAGTTGGTGAAGTAGAAGAGTTCAGAGATGAACTTCCACCGTATGAAGTTATTCTCGGTCACTTCTTGGACATAGCAAAAGACATGGCTGCGAATGGAGAAGATGGTGGTGATTCAAGACCACTACCTTGCGCCTGTAACTACATTCCGACCTTGAAAGCTGAGGATACAACACCGGTCAACATTAAGACGTTCTACGAAGAGATGATTGCGTTGAGTGGTAAGAAATTTTCAGCAAGCCAAGAAAAAGGCGACATTGAAGACGTGAGCAAACGAATATTCTATCTAACTCTTGCACACATGATCATCTTGAATCCAAAGGGAGAAAATCTCGACGCACCACAAAAGAACTATATCGAACGTCTAAAGACCATATAATATAATGCATAACTTAATAGAAGACTGCCAGGATGTGAGTATCTATCTTGGCGATGTGTGCAACTTCAATTGCACATATTGTGATAGAGACTATATCAAAGATACTATTGGTGGACAAAAGATGTCTGCTGACGATATTCCTGCGATCCTTGAGTTCTTCCGTGCATTATCTCTTAATGGTGTTCTTCCAGTTGACATGGTCAGCTTTCACGGTGGTGAGCCGTATGTGTATGTTAAGTTGATGGATCAGGTTCTTGATGCTATCGTTGCAGAGTTTGACACCGATTTCATGATCTTCATTCAAACAAACGGAAGCATGATTTTGGGTAATGAATGGTTCATGGATAAGTGGAAAGATCAGCTGATGATTAGTATCAGCTATGACTTCATGTATCAAGATATCAACCGATCCATGTTCGATATTCATGGTACTCTCAACGCGCTCTCAGACCGTCAGATTCCCGTCCAGTTGCAGTATGTAATGCCGACGAATGATCCTAAGGTTTTCAGTTTACGCGCCGTAAAATCGATTACAGACGTGTGTCACGGCCATAAGGACGTAAGTGTCAATCTCATCCCGCTGAGACACATCAGAGGCAAGGATAAATTTAGGGTCATATTGGATGAATTGGACGTGAAACAGGCAATCGCCGCTCTGTTGCAATTCATTCAAATTCTGTATGTGATGAAGGTGAATGTGGTGGTCGATGGTCATGGTGAGGGCATCGACAAGCACTATTTTGATAACCACAAGCAGCTCGTTTTATCTCCTGACGGATACATATATCCAGAGTACGATTTTCTCGAATATAAAATGGAAACAACTCGGATTGGTAAGTGGAAAGACGGCGTTGAAATCAACCGTCAGCAATCCGAAGACCATCTATTATTGGAGGGATGCAAAACTTGCCCCTCAAGAGAAATGTGCGGGTTGAAGTATTTGTACAAAGCATTCGACAAAGAGCCTGAAGGGTCTTGTGTTGAATTTTACGCGCTTCTGAAAGTTGTTATTCTACATGCACAAAAGATTAAAGAGCAGAACACTCTCCTGCATTGGATTGGAACATGAGCAAGGGTAAGATGAAAGCAGCTTGGCTCAGCACTCCAAAGTTTGATGAGTCAACCAACTTCAAAGAATTCTTCTTGAAGGATGATGCGCTATGTAATGTTGAATCAGAACTGGCGTTCTCGATCTTTCATCGGTACACGTGTAAGGCTGATTGCAAAATGTGTTACGTTATGGATGAGTGGGTTGATGATGAAGTATTTGCAAACAGATTTGTACCATCAACCGTTCCGCCCGAAGTAGAGAAGCGTATACTCGAAACATTCTCATACTTTGATGTTGTTGTTACGGTCGATGACCTGTTCTATATCAAAAACACCTATCCTCACCTGTATGACTTCTATGTGCGAAACAGCCACCTAATGTCATCATCTTCCATGACCGATATGGCATTCATTCAACAATACAAACTCATGATGGAAGAGATGGACTTCAAAATGATATATGAGATTTCATTTAGTGATCGCTTCTTGAATCTCAACGATGGAAAGATGTCCGACAAGGTATTGGAGCGATTAAAAGTCGTACACGAAAAGTCACCAATACAAAAACTGAAATTCATTTTGTGTGACGCAGTTGAAGAATATGGTGTGTTCGATACCGCTGTTCAGCAGATTGTGACGTGGGGTGAGGAACAAGGAATTTACATCGACACACACGACGACATCATGCAAGGACAGAACAAGCGATACGAAAATGTCAACCAAGAAACGAATCATCTACAAGGCGCTGATAATTCATCGATCTATCAGATTCTGTGTGAAGTAACGTACATGCAATACACATCAATGTTCTTAACGATATCCCAATCCATCGCTGAGAACAGCGTTCCGTTCTTTGACATTATGCGTGGTGACAAATTTGATGCCACCACATTCTTATCGAAGATGGTTCGAGCGAAACTTGCCATGTATGTTTACTACTTAAAGAAGATCAAAACTTCATGTGAGAGAATAACAGGAAACCGCAACAAGTACTTCGACTACTTCACATATGTGTCCGAGAATGTTATTGTGAACGACAACTACAATTTCATTCCTCGATTCATGTTAAAGCCATTTGCACGCTTCTACGAAGTGCTTGCTAACAACGGATACATAGATACTCCACACGGTTTGCTGCGTGAGGGAGCAACCAAGCCAGTCTCAATAATTACATTGAGCGGTAAGCCTCAGTTGAAGATTGAGCACATACCGATAGTGAACGCATGAAAGAACGAATATTCATTCCGATTATTGAAGTGACAGAACCAAACGTTGAAGGTAAAACACCAACGGAGTTCGTTCCTGTGCCCGAAACAAAAAGCAAGAAGCGAACAATGGATTGGTCGATGGACACTGATACCACTATCGAAGCAATTCAATTTCTTATGCAAGGCGGACAGCCCGCGAACTTCAAAATCATGATGACAAACAAGTGCAACCTATCGTGCACGTACTGTTTCCAACAGCACGATAGAGAGATGATTTTGTGGACAGATGAGTCACTTGATTTCTTTTTTGATGCACTGATGAAAGCTGACACGTCGGGTTGTTGGAATCAAACAAAGACGTGGGATTGGTTCGGCGGTGAGCCGTTAATATACAAGCAGAAGATTTTGGAGTTCATGCGTCGCAATAAAGACGCCATCAACTCATCAGAGGATGTGGAGTATGCCATCACAACCAACGCGACTTTGCTAACAGACGAATTCATCGAAGAGTACCTGTCGTACAACGGCACGTTCTTCATCGTATCACTCGACACGGTATTTCTTGATGTGGATAACAGAAACCACACCGACAAATCTATGAAGCAGGTGTTGTCGGCATTAAATGGTATCGCTCGTTATGCAGGTCCGTACAATACAAGCATCACTCTAACGATCAGCCCTGAGCAAACTCTCAGTATTGACAAATCGTTTGAGATTCTATATCGCGTAGGTGTGAGAAACTTCCTCGTTAATCCGCTTATCTACAACAAGTACACGATGGCCGATTGGACACAACCTGGAAAGACTCTACAGGATCTTCGAGATATCACACTTGCATTTGCTGACAAATACAAAGACGTCGTTATGGAATATGGTGCAGAAGTTGCAACAAAGAACACAACAAACTGTTTGACGGGCGGAAAGATTTTTGGTATTGATGGATCGGGTGACGTAACAGGTTGCTTCTTCTTTTCAAATGACAAAGAGAAGCACGCCGACATCGTCCTTGCAAATGTGTTCTCTGGTCTTACGAATCCGAACTATGACGGCCTTGCGAAAATGGATACACAATTTTATGAGGAGGATGAACAATGTCGAACTTGTGATTTGTGGGATCTGTGTTACGTGTGTCCTGCTGGTGTGTTTGACACATCTGGTGGCACTCGCTACTTCCAATCAAATGGTGCATGTCAGGATTCTATCCGATGCCATGTTGCAGTGAAGGAACAAATGGAAGCTGTCAACATTCCGTTTAGGCAACAAAAAATTCAGGAGTTTCAAAATGGATAGAGAAGCGAAGGTCTCACAACGAGTTGCAGCACTACATGGGATGGATCTTGAATCTGTGAATGTAGAGTTGGAGTCGATCCTTCGCTCTGAGGATTTTCTGTATGTGGCTAAGCATGATCTTAACCATGATGGATTTTTTGTCCAAGCTCTTGATAAGTTCAATTTCCAAGTTGTGGGAGTTGAAGAAGGTTTCAAAATGGACGAGCCAGAATATGGATGCATATTCAACACCGATCGTTTCAACCTACAACTTCGCAACTACGACGACTTGTTAGCACAAGTAATACATACATGCTTGCACGAGTGGTGTGAGCTAGCGTGGTTTAACACACCAACTCCCAAACAATCATTCACGGCAATTGAACTTGATGTTCTCGAAGAGTTGTATGGTCAGGCGCTGATGTCACACATCGCCCCGTATCGCTACGAACTATTTCCTGACAATCTACGAGAGTACTTTGAATTCGTAAACAAAAACACTGAAGATACAAAACCAGTGTTCGATAAAATATTCGGCTTGATGACATTCGCCATAGGTAGTAAAGTGGAGGATTCACGATTGTGTACTGTGATGACGTGGTTGTACGCAAGTAACGTCTTGGATCAACCAACATTCGCTCGCTTTATTGCTTTGTGTGATGCGCTAATCAAGCACACAGACTTTCGAGCAATTATACAAGAGTACTATGATCTGCTGGGCAATGAGATAGAGTGGGCATGAGTTTAACTAAATTCAAAATCAACAACACTGGCGAATTCTTCTTTTATGATAATCGCAAAAACGTTCTTCTCGATGGAGACCGTAACCCGTTGTACCGCCCATTCGAACCAACACCCGAATTTGAAGAATTGAAAGATCGTTTCGGCACTGATACCAAATCGAAGAGACCAGAAGCAATCAAAATCACTTTGGGGCAGGGCTGTAACTACAGTTGTGGATATTGCTTACAGAAGGACATCGGCAATCCGAACGAACGCCCATCCAACGGACTTACACAACCGTTGATCAAAAACATCAAACGCCATCTCGACTTATCGGGGTTGCACAGAATTGAATTGTGGGGAGGAGAAACACTTCTGTACTGGAGAGATATGGTACCGATCATCGATGCGTTCGATTCAGAAGAGATAACGTGGTACGTTCCAACAAACGGAACCACGCTGCTTCCAAAACACCTTGACAAGTTTATGTCAATGAAGGGCAAGATCACAATCGGTATTAGCCACGACGGCCCTGCGCACGAAGAGTTGAGGGGCAAAGAATTTTTACACAAGAAAGTAGAGGTGTTCCGTCGAATTCAGAATGAATGTAATCCGAAGGTTCAGTTTAGCTTCAATCCTGTTATCAGCCGCAACAACTATGACCTGTTTGAGATAAATGATTTCTTCGCTGAGTTTCTTGCAAAGAACAACTTAGATCCAGTCCCATTACAATTTGAATTAGGACGCGTGTATGATGAGGACATGGCTGAGAATTCAACTCACCACGTCATCGCTGGAGAGGATATTGAGAAGTATCGTCAGATATTAAAACGATATCTCGACGCCCACCTCGAACACTTCATTGGTGGCAGCTATCCAAAGTCAGAAGCGGAGTACAGAAAGTCAGGGCACTCAATGAGTGGTGAGTTGTTAGCAAACAGTCTCTTTCATACGGCACTTGGCGTTGTTCCATACGCAAAGACGTTGCAAACCGAGCACGTTCCACTCTTAACCACAAACTGTGGTGCAGATGACAGCAGACTAATCAGCATGGACCTTCTCGGCAATGTTCGAACGTGCCAGAACGTTGATGACTCATACAACAGTGGAAATCTGATGATGATTGGAGACATTCACGTCAAGAATGTTGACTTCAACCGTGAAGACTTCTGTGGAACGTGTCCAGTATATCGGTTGTGTAAGAGTAGCTGTCCTCTTGATTTGGGGTCTGCAGTATTCCACACCAACCACAACATTGAGCAAGTTCACTACGGCGAAATTCAGAAAGCCGCCTTTAAACTGCTGTTCCGAAGCGACATTGAGATGGTGGAGCGGAACGTCTAACCCCGTAATACAGCGTGTCATATTTTCCCGTGTGAGATGTTCGTAACAGAGAACACAAACATAAATACACGGAAACCCAATACAAACGTAGGGATGATATGGCAACTTCGTATATTTTTAATTTCACTGATCCGTGGACGACATCGTTCAATGTAAACGCGTTCTCGTCGAACGGGCCAGTATTTCCGCTGTCTACGATGCTCGAATCAACCGCAGTTGCTGCGAACACGAGCTTTGTGCTGTACGGCAAGGGACACCCAAACTACGGTGAACGAATTCAAGAAAACCTCGTACATCTACTCGAAACGATGTCAGGTTCTGTCGAGCCAACATATCCAATTTCTGGCCAGCAGTGGTTCCGTCGCTATGATGTGATTCAGACTGGAACGGGTTGGTATCAGTGGAACGGAACAACGTGGGATTCGTTCGTACCAACACTTGGCACGCCTGTCGTCTTTACACACGGCGAGATCTTCACTGACGGTGCTCCAACTCCAACAATCACCAGAGTCATTAACGAAGCGGGCCACCCACTAAGTCCATCCGTTGCTACGATCGTTTGGCAGGATCTGCCTGCAATCGGCGATCCAAATACAGCTGAATCTGGCCTCGTTATGGCACCACAGCTTCAGTTGATGATGTATGATGGTACAGTTTGGAAAGCACAGAACACAATTCGCTCAAGTGATGTTGAACCAACCGCCGCCGGCCTTGGCGATATGTGGTTTGACACAAACACAAACCAATTAAAAATTTGGGATGGTGCAGCATTCATTCCAACAGCTGATCTCTACTTGCCACTAGCAGGTGGTACGATGACTGGTGCTATTGACATGGGTGGTTTCGGAATCACCAGCTTGTTAGATCCAGTACTCGCACAAGATGCAGCTACAAAATTTTATGTTGATGCGGCGCTTGGCACATCTGTTGCTAAGATGGGTGAGTTGCTAGACGTTACATTTGGCTCGCCAGATCCAGACCCAAGCACAACAACACCATTCTTGAGACACGACTCTGCGTTGGTTGCCACTCAAGACAACACAAGCTATACGGGTATTGGAAATCTCGGATCGTTTGTTGGTGGTGACGGTGTTGGTGGTACAGCATATGCTCCAGCCGATACAATTACTCTATCAAACGGTGCAGTGATTACTGTTGGTGTTATCGATGGTAATGGTGATGTTGTAACCTTCATTGTAACCATACCTGGCCAGAATGCTGCAGATGGGGTTACACTCACTCAAACATCTACAAGTGGTACTGGTCTTGGCTTCACATTAACTCCAGGAATTCTTAATATTGTTGGTTGGAAGGCAAGCACGATCCTCCTGTCCGATATTTCTGATGTTACAGCGTCAGTTGCTCAGGTCAACTTCCTCAACACAACAACCAGTGACGTTCAAGTTCAACTCGATGGAAAAATAAGCGATTCGGGCGACACAATGACAGGCACGTTGTTTATGAGCAACAACCTGATCAGCAACTTGCAGGATCCTATTGGTAACCAAGACGCAACACCGAAGTTGTGGGTTGAGAATCACGTCGCAACAGAAATTGGTGCGATTGGTGGCACCGATACATACGTAACTGGCATGTCCCTTGTTACTGTGGCAGGCCCACAACAAGGTGAATTAACACTACAACAACTGAATGGTGCACTACCATCTGATATCGTTGTTGCTGGTTTTGCTGTTACAGGACACACTCACGCTTCCGATGCAATTACTCACGAACCACTATCATCGTCAAATCTAAGTCTAAATCCTATTCCACCAACAAATGTTAAGGAAACATTTGGTCAGCTTGAAGAGCAAGTGAGATTCCGAACACAGCCCCGTCGTAACGTACAAACTATTGGCGGTGTTGGAACAGGTCCATTCGGTGTGCCAGGTTATGAGCCAGGTCGACATAAATTACAAGTGTTCTTGAATGGTGTTAAGTTGATTGCAGACGACATGGCGTTTGCCGCTGCGTTGTTCAATGCGGCTGCTGATGGTTCTGAGGATACAGGTCTTGCAGCATCAACACTCTACGATATCAACTTCACAGTAGATGGCGCGGGACCAACGAACGTCTCATGGACAACAGCTGCATTTGTTGGACCAGATTTTTATGACTTTATCGACTTACAGAATGACATAAATGCAGCATTGACACTTGCAGTCATTGGAGCAACGTGTGTATTCCAAGACGGTTCTCTTGAGTTTTACTCTGACACTCACGGCGCGACGGCAGCTATTATTATTGCCGCTGGTACCGGTAATGATGTGTTTGCAGCTATCACGGGTGCGGGTGGATTTAACTCTTTCGACACACCAACGGCAGGTGCTGATTGGGGTTACAGAGAAACAGGTTTCTACGGTGACACAAACCTCGAAAGCACCATAACAACAATTTCAGCTCTCGCGATCGGTGACGTTCTCGAGGCGATCGTACTTGGCGACTCAGGAGTAGCGTAATGACACAACCATTAATTCAACCTAGCCAACTAGATCTAACAGCACTCGGACCTGTACTGTCAGTAACCACTGTTGGTAACTTATCCGGCGATACGCAAATTCAGGTTGAAGAAACACTGAACGAAGACATCATTCGTTTTGATACTGGTGATGGTGTCACCGGTTGGCCGGCAAACGACAACACTCTATTGCTTTCTTCCGGTGCATTTACATTAGCTCTACCAACAGCAAACGTTGCTTCAACGAGTGGCGCAGATATAAACATGACAGCTGGTGATGGTAATCTCGAAGCTGGTGGTGATGTATTCATTAATCGCGGCGATGGTGCCTCCGATAGTGGTGGTACCATCCAACTCAGAGCTGGTATCAAGACTGGTAACACCGCCACGAGTGGTGGTGAGCTATCCCTTGGTGGTGGCCAAGATGACAACGATGGTGGTAATACAACACTACGAGGTGGTGATTCTAGTTCTGGTGGTTCTGGTGGTAATCTCTTCTTAGAAGGTGGCGACGCTGCAATCGCTAGTACTGATGGTGGTAATGTTACACTCCGTGGTGGTAATATAACAACTGGCTCTGGTAATGCTGGTA